AAAATTATGATTAGTGACATTAGACCACCATCAGCAGCTAAAGCAGGTGTGAATCAAGACTATGGTGATTTCACCGTAACGATTCGTGGGGTCAAAAATTATCATGGTTCTGAAGATACTGAAAGAAGTCAAGACATTAAAGCAACTTATCAAAAAGTTAACTTAGATAAAGACTCACCAAGATACATTGAAAAAGTAATTGGTAGTCAGTATTTTGAAGTTAATTCAGATGGTAAACTTGTTTTACAAGGTGGTGATTATCCTGCAGTTGATGATAATGTCTACATTGATATAGTGGATGGTGTTAAGAAAAAGACACTATCTAAAGACCTTGTACCAGGTGGATATCGTAAGATTAGTCTTCCGATAAACGATGGTGGTGAAGGAATATTAGCAGCATCTAAAGTCATACAACAGATTGATGATGATGGTAATGTAAACTACAATGTAGCATATGGATATAACTACTGGTCTGGTTCTTCAGCATTATATGAACAAAACCTTAATTACTTAGCACCTTTACCTGATAATGCATTAACTACAAATCAATCTGATTTTGATTTGTTTGCACAAACTGGTACATCTGGTAGTGTGTCACCTTATGTTGATGAGAGTGTTACTCTAACATTAACTAATGGTAATGCAGCACAGAGGAAATTTATTGTTCCGATGCAAGGTGGTTTTGATGGTAAGAATCCAGCAGATGATGTCAAAGTTGGTTCAGAAATTGTTAATACAAATACTCAAGGATTTGATTGTTCTTCAGCAACCGCAAGTGGTTCTGTTGCTTACATAAGAGCATTGAACGCAATATCTAATCCAGATGAATTTGATATTAATATGATTGTAGTTCCAGGTGTTTTACAAGGACTACATCCAACCGTGACAACTAAAGCGAAAAATGTAGCAGAAGATAGAGCAGATGCTTTCTATGTAATGGACGCATTTGAATACTCAACTGCAGTAACATCAGCAACAACTCAGTTAACTTCGTTTGACTCAAGTTATGTTGCAACTTATTACCCTTGGGTACAGATAAGAGATGTTGATAACAATACATACATTTGGGTTCCACCATCAGTTGTTGTAGCAGGTGTGATAGCACAAAATGATACATTAGCACATGAATGGTTCGCTCCAGCAGGATTGAATCGTGGTATCACAGATGCAATTCAAGTTAAGAGTCGTTTGACTCTTGCAGAAAGGGATGACCTTTATGAAGCAAGAATCAATCCGATTGCAACTTTTCCTGGACAAGGTATTTGTATTTGGGGTCAAAAGACACTTCAAATCAAACCAAGTGCATTGGACAGAGTTAATGTAAGAAGACTCTTGATTGCAGTTAAGAAGTTCATCGCATCAGCAACGAAGTTCTTAGTATTTGAACAAAACAACGCAGCTACTCGTAACAGATTCTTAGGAATTGTAAATCCTTTCCTTGAGTCAGTACAACAGAGAAGTGGATTGTCAGCGTTCAAGGTCGTAATGGATGATACTAATAATACACCAGACTTGATAGATAGAAATATCATGTATGGTCAGATATTCTTACAACCAACGAGAACTGCAGAGTTCATCATACTTGATTTCAACATATTACCTACAGGAGCAGCATTCCCTGAGTAATTGGTGAAAACATAAAAAGTACAGAAAACCCTCTTTTTAGAGGGTTTTTTGTTTTAAAACTGGACGAAAATTCAACTAAGTATATATTTATTACCGAAGAAACATATTAAACTTTGGAGAAGTCAAAATGGCAGAATTATTAACACCGCAAGAAGTATTTTTTACAGCGTTTGAACCAAAGGTTCAGAACAGATATGTCATGTATCTTGAAGGTATCCCAGCATACTTGATTAAAACTATGCAGAGACCTACTCTTCAGTTTGGAGAAATAGTACTTGACCATATCAATGTAAAGAGAAAATTAAAGGGTAAAGCAGATTGGCAGCCTATAACAATAACATTATATGACCCTATCGTTCCAAGTGGAGCACAATCGGTCATTGAATGGATTCGTTTATCACATGAGTCTGTTACTGGTCGTAATGGATATGCAGACTTCTACAAGAAAGACATTGTATTTAATGTACTTGGTCCAGTAGGTGATAAGGTTGAAGAGTGGTCACTAAAGGGTGCTTACATTTCGGAAGCAAATTTTGGAGACTTAAGTTGGGCAGAAGAACAACCTGTAGAAATTAGTGTAACAATGACTTACGACTACGCGGTACTACAATTTTAATATAGTCCACACTATACTATACACCATAAAGAACCCCTGAAACTTTTTTAGGGGTTTTTTACTTTTGATACATATTTATATACAGAATGGTTTTAACATCTAATATCGGAGTTAACAAAATATGAGCGAACAAGTAAAATCCCAGTTTCCAACTGAGATGATAGATTTACCCTCTGAAGGAAAATTATATCCTAAAGAACATCCTTTTTCTTCTGGAAAAGTAGAAATGAGATATATGACGGCAAAAGAAGAAGATATTTTAACATCACAATCTCTACTAAGAAAAGGTATAGCATTTGATAAAGTATTAGAAAACTTAATTGTTGAAAAAGTAGATTTAAATTCACTATTGTTAGGTGATAAGAACGCTCTAATGATAGCAGCAAGAGTTCTCGGATATGGAAAAGATTATAAAGTTTCAGTAACCGACCCAAACGACCCACAAAATAAAGAAGAAATTAATGTAGACTTATCTAAATTGGATAATAGAAAAGTTGATTTCTCAAAGTTTATTGAAGGGAGTCGTGAATTTACTACTAAGTTACCTCTTTCAAAAAGAGAAGTCACACTAAAAGTATTAACATCTGGTGATGATAAGATTATAGATGCTGAACTTAAAGGGTTGAAGAAACTTGAAAAAACAACTGGTGTAATGCCAGAAATGACAACTCGTCTAAAACACGCAATAACTGCTGTAGATGGTAATGACAAAAAAGAAGCAATAAGAAGTTATGTTGATAATGAGTTGTTGGCAGGTGACTCTTCATTTCTACGAGATGAGATATACGAAATGACACCAGATGTGGATATGACATTCGCATATGAATCGTCAAACGGAGAAATTGAGATGATGGATTTACCGATAGACATTTCATTTTTTTTTCCTAACCGCCGAAGATAGACCTTACATACATAACGAAATTTGGAATCTCCTATATCATGGAAATGGTGGGTGGGATTACATTTCTGTCTATAATATGCCTATTTGGTTGCGTCAATATTACTTAAGGAAAATTATTGACTATAATGAAGACCAAGGGGCAAAAAGAGCAGAACAACAAGCAAGAAATGCCCAACAACAATCACAGAACTCAAATACCATACTAAGACCTGCCATTAAACCACCACAAAATTAAGGGTTTGTGATATTTATAATTGTATAATCATAAGTTCTGGAGACAATTATGACACCCTTACAAGAAAATAAGTTAATGCAAGCAGTATTGAAAGCCGTTTCAAAGGGACAAGGAAAACGAGCAATTGCTATAGCAGCAAAAAAAGATAGAAAATTGGGTATGAAAGTAAAAGATATTGTCAACTCTATATTTAAAATGCAAAAAGATATAGATAAGTTAGATGTAGACCCAAAAAGACTAAAGAAATTTCAAGACATTTATAGTTAGTAAAACATTATGCCATCAAAACAAGAAAAAGAAGCACAAGAACTCGCCGATAGTTTAGGAAAAGTTGGAAAACAATTTGCAAATTTAATGCGAATGGCCAAAATGGAGGCAGCGTCTACTAACCAAACCCTCCAAGACTCTCAAAAAGTTGTAAGAGATAAGTTTAAAACTCTTGCTGATACTCTTAAAATGACAAAACAACAGAATGAGTTTCAAAAAGCTGCTGCTGATATAGGAAAGAAAATATTAGAAGCAGAGAAAAAAGGACAAACATATAATAAAAACATACTAACTCTTCAGCAAAAACAACTTAATGTAATGGGTAAAATTGATGATGTTGCAAGTGACCTCACAGAACAATTTGGGATGCAAGCATCAGCAATAAAAAACGGAGTAAAACAAGCAAGATTATTACTAAATCCAATAGTAGCACTTGGTGGGGCTTTAGCATTATCAATTAAAAGATTTTTTGAATTAGAAAAGTTAGGAAAAGGAACTGCACGAGAGTCTGGGTTATTAGCGATGAACACAGAAGAGTTTTCTAATAAGATTGCAGATGTACAACCAGAATTAATCGCCTTTGGAGCATCAATAGAAGATATATCAAAAGCATCTGCTGCAGTTGCAGATAACTTTGGAGTCTTAACTGCTGAAACCGCAGATATAGTTTCACAATCAGTAAAAGTAGGAGCAGCATTTGGTGTTCAAGCAGACACTATGGTAAATGTTGTAAGTGAAGCAAGACTACTTGGTGCTACAATGGAAGACATCAATATGTTTACTGATGAAGTAATCGGTAGTGGTGTACAAGTAAATAAAGTTTTTGAAGATTTGAAAGGAATATCTGGTGATACTGCCATGATATTTGCAGGAAATACAGACCAAATAATGAGTCAAGTATTAGAAGCAAGAAAACTTGGTTTAAATCTGAATGACATAGCAAATGCACAATCAGCAACTGCTGGATTCCAAGATATGTTTACAAAGGGAATGAAAGCAACAGTACTATTTGGTAGACAAGTAAATCTTACAGAAGCAACGAGATTAAGAAGAAATAAAGACTTTACTGGAGCGAGAGAAGAAGAATTGGCACAACTTCTTGGGACAAGAGACGCAAGTGAACAAGTCTTAGAACTTCAGAATATGTTACCAGAACAAGCAAAATTGTTTGCAGAAATAACTGGAAGAAGTGGTGACCAGACAATAAAAGATTTAAACAGACAATTACTATTACAAGGTAAACTTACTGGAGATGCAAAAAGAATTGCTGAGTCTGAGATGGATAGAGAACAATTACTACAAAGACAATTAAATTTACAAGACAAACTATCAGCGGTATTCTCAAAACTTGCAGTAAAAATAGGAGAACAATTATTACCTTTTATCACAAAGTTTGCAGACAAACTTGAAAACTTATTAGATGACCCAGCAAAATTAAATAAACTAATTGACAATGTTGTTAGTGGTCTTAAAACTGCACTTGGAGTCCTTATAACAATAAAAGGATTAAAGTTTGCAGGAAGTTTAGCATCTTTATTCGGTGGTGTAAGTCAAGGTCCAGCGGGTATTGGTATGTTTGAAGGTCTGATGGGTAAAGGAACAGCAGTTGGTGGTCGTTTTAAAGCAGGTGGTGGTAGATTTGCAGCAGGAACTTTTGCAAGAGGAGCAGGAGCAAGTGCACTAAGAGTGTTAGGGCCAGCAGCAGCAGCGATATCACTTGGTGCTGATGTGTTTAAAGCCGCAACTACCAAAGATGCAAAAGAAAGAAGAAGAGCGACTGGTGGTGCAGCGGGTGCAGTCATAGGTGGTGCGATTGGTGCAATTGGTGGACCAGCAGGTATAGCAGCAGGAGCATTTATTGGAAAGTTTGCAGGACAAGCAATCTCAAATTATTTTGTAAGTGAAGAAGAAAAATTAGGAGATTTAGCAGCAAGGT